ACTTCGTAATTATCTAATTCTTTCTTACCCAATGCTAAGAAATCATTTTCTACTTTGAACTTAACGGAGAATGGATTGCCTGGGTCTTGTCCTTCGACGCGGATGGTTTCGTACACAGAAAGAGGAATGACGTTTACCACGCCATATTTTTCATCGATGTCTAAGAATAAGAAAAAGTCTCCATACTTAGCCATATTTCTGACCCATGGCCAGAGATTGAATTCAACATTCAATACATCATAGAATAAGTTATGGAGAATATCTTGAATTTGTTGGTTCTTGGAACGGATACTAAGTACTTGACCGAATTCGTCTTTTACGGTTGATTCATCTGCATAGATGTCCATTACTGATGAAATAATTGGGTCATTATCCATCATATCATAGTCACGGAACAATTGTAAACGTGACCCTTGGAATGCTGCTGCGGATTCATATCGACCACCTGCCGCACCATATCCACCTGTCATAGAAGAATAAACTCGGTGATATCTATCAATGCCCCGTCTATTAATAAACGACTGGATATTGTCAGTATCAGCGACTTTTAACTTCTTTCCGCCTACATTTCGGACAACTGTGTTCGTTGAGAACAGTTTCCGTAAGCGACCGTATATACTAGTATCTGCCATAACCCCTCACTTAAATGAGAACGGTGTCGAGTGCCGTAGCCAATGTCCAGACATCGACATCCTTATTATCTTCTGCAATATCTTCTGCGAGTAACTTGAATTCTGCTACTTTACCCTTTAATACCATTTCTAATAAACCCCATTGTTGTGCATTAAAGATAGTATATGGAGTTTCATTTAGCATTTCTGCTAATTGCTTTAATTCAACATAAATTTCTGCAAGTTTCTTTTGGTCAGCTTCCTTTAGTTGTGGTGCGATATTTTCTAATACCGCTTCCACACGCATCAATTGAACTCTACGTGGAACTTGACTGGTAACTTCACTGAGTAAATCTTTTAATAATGCCATCTTATTTCTCCGAGTCTAATGCTTTACGCATTTTCTTAACATCTTTTGGTTTTGGTGCGGCGTTAATTGCTCCACCAGGTCCAACTAGTTGTTCGTCTTTTTTCTTTTCCACGTACTTCTTTAGTAATGTATAATAATTTGGCTTCTCTGTCAAGTGGGTGGCCGCTATCTTTGCGGTTTTTACTACATTCCCATTTGTTACATCTTGGTGTTCCATTTCTACATTCATTCCCATATGAAATTCATTAGGGTCGAATGTATACCCCATCTTTTTCATAATAGCGTCGGATATCTTTCTGGAGACTTTCATATTACCACTTCCGACACGACCAATAACGTGCCTTGGTACGTGGGCCTGGGGTATCACAATTATGACGTGCTCTAAATGACCTACGACGAGCTGGATTAGATTTCTTGATTCTCATCGTCTTGTCACCGAAGTTAACTTTCTTAACGTTACCAGTACTTGGGTCTTTAACGAATACCTTAAACTTCTTAACGTCACCCCGCATTGGTTTTCCAAGAGGAACCTTACGACCGTGATATTCAGCTTCTTGAAGTGGTTGACTTGCTGCTCGTACAATTTCTGTGGCGAGACAACGTGGGCAATATTCTTCAATAATATCTTCTTCGTTGATAGGAACGCAGTTTGGAACCATTTTACCGTTCTTCATCTTTCCACCAACTGCCTTATATCCTTCCCAACAAGCTTCTTGAATATTTTCCATATTATTCTTCCTTCTTGAATGTGGATACCATTGTTGGCTTTCCACCTGGGTTTCCTGCTTTTCTCTTACGAACTACCGCTGACCGTTTTTCATCTTTACTCATCGCTGCTGCGGAACGGGCTGGTCGGCACTTTGGATATTTTGCTGACCCACCCTTTCGTTCCCCCTTACCAGCAGAAGCTCCACATGGTGGATGCTTGCCTGTCTTGGGGTCTTTTCTGGAAATGTCTACCCACTTTTGACGAAGCCACTTACCAAGGCTTCCCTTAGTCTTGTACTTTTCGTCAAGATCAACAGACACTTCAACTAGGATATCGGCAAATCGTGTCATACTGGTTTTGATTTGGTTGTATCACCACGTTGACGCTTTCTACGTGCAGCGCAGTGTGCTTTTTGACTAAAACCTTTTGGATTACTGCAGTTAATAGACTTCTTATACTTCTTTGTCCATTTCTCATCAATAGAATCTAAACCGACTCTTGACATAAAATGTTTTGGGTCAACATCGATTTTACTTTGCTTAAAATCTTTCAGTCTATCCAACGCCATTTCTTTTCTATTATCAACATCTTTTACTTGATTGAGCATATCAACGATGCCGTCAACCATTTTTTTTTCGTCTGGTTGTACCTCATCAAGTATGATGTCCATTAACTTAATCATTTCTTTCCCTTCTTCCACCTACCACCCATACTCTTGTACTTTTTTGCTGCCCAGAGGTTAGCATATGCTGATGGATAAACCTTGAACTTCGAACGAGCTGCTGCTTTTGCCTTTGCCCATTTGTCTGGACTAGTTGGGATATTACGTTCCAGTATATCACTAATGCGAGCTGACCGAACTGCTAAATCTTGTGGGTCTGTTTCTGGCATTTCTTCTGGCTTTTCTTGACCAAAATCTGCTTTAGTCTGAGGAAATGACGTACCGTCCGAATACCCTTCTGGAAAAAAGTCTTTGTATTTCATATTACTTTAAGAACTTGAGTTTGTAAATAGTACTGGAAATAAGTCCTGCAATTTCATCAACCGTGTTATTAAGTTCACCGTCTTGTGGGAGTTGACCGCGGGTTTCGTCTACAAACTTTTGTAACCCCGTGAAATAACTAACTACTGAGTCATCTTCTAAAATAGTATTGGTTGGCATGTATCCTTTGAGAATACCATACCGACCTTGATATGATTCTACATAAGTGTCAACTAAGTCAACAATTCCTTCATAATATTCTTGCAATGCTTTGTGTGCAGCATATGAAGGAGTTTGAAGATGAAAGATATGAGATTGTTGTCTACTTGAAAGTAAAAGAGAAATAAATTTGGCCACCATATTAATTTACCGTGTAAGAGATGGTTCCATCTGAGTTTTTCTTTGCGGTCTTACCACTGTCAGTCTTCCAAGTGTCACCTGGTTTGTGTGCTGGCATCACTTGTGCATGTTGCTTTGAACTATGTGTTGGTGTATTTTTATATGCCGAGATAGCAGCTGCTAACCCACCTTGTGGTTTTATAGTTACTGCTTCTTCGGTTTCTTCTTTCTTGGATTGATATCCCTTCTTCTTCATCCAATGTGCAAGTGCCCAAGGATTATCAATTTCCTTGTGCTTCTTCATAGCTAATACAGTCTTTTCCCAACCTTCAGGTGCTGCTTCATTGACTGATTCTGCCATAGCTGCCATATCTTGGTCAACTGGCTTATCGGTCTTTTCTTCATCACCATATTCGTGATAACTGGTATTTGCTTGGTCAAGATTATTTTCAGCAACTGCGATGTGGTCTTGAATCCATGCTGGAATGTCCTTTTCTTCCATTCCAATCTTACCCTTAAGTTCGGTTGCGTGCTTGATAATTGAATCTAAAGTAGAGTTTGCCATAGATGCTTCGTGATCTTCACCACTACCTTCACTCTTCATTGCCTTACCAATAGCATCCCGACGAGTTTGTAAGTACTTATCAGAAGAGTCTTTATCTCCGTCATTATCAACATCACCATCTTCTTGACCGACGGCATCTAACTTTTCGTTAGTTTTACCTGCACGAAGTTTTGCTAAATCATCACCTTCAATCTTACCGTCTTTATCAACGTCAAGTTGCTTTTGCTTAGCAGACAATTCTTCATATTGAGCCAAGAGTTCATCAACTTTCTTTTTTTGGTCCGGAGTCATTTGCATTTCTTTAAGCTTCTTAAGCTTCATTTCAACCCGTGACTTTTTATCAACAGCTACAGTTGGAGCTGGTGTTGGTTCTTCGTGTGATTCTTCTTTTAATGCCGGTAGATTCACTAATCCTGACAGTCTAATCATGTTGTTCTCCAACTTTGGTGTAGAAAATTCTGTAGCTTTTTTATCTTTTTGTGCTGCTTGATATTGTCTGTATAACCGGCGTTTTGCCATTATATACTTGTCATTTTTGTCAACTTTACCATCATTATTCACATCTGCATCTTCTGACCCAGGTGGGTCGTGTCTTTTGTGAGGATGGTGGTATTGTTCAAAATTAAAAAACGATGAATACTTCATTATTTTTTCCGCTTATCATCACTTTTACCACCACTTTGTCTGAATGCCGCGGCTGATGCTGATGCCCAAAGATAGTCTTTCCATTCGTCACCATACTTTTTACGGAACTTACTGACCTTCTTTTCATCTCGCATCATAGCTTGACCAATTTTTTTACGAAGTTCGACTTGAGATTTACTCATTTTACGAGCACTTTTACGGTTGTATGGTTGGGGAACTGACTTTTCGTCTAAACACCCCTCTCCTTCACACACACCTTCATCTTTTGGTGCTCGTGCCATACTAGATGCATATAATCTGGCAGCTGCTTTATATCCAGGATGGTCTTTTGGATACTTCAGTAAAGATGACACCGTAGCTTCGTGTTCCTTTCCTTCAGCATCTTTATATTTGATTTTTGTTGCAACCAAAGCTCTTGTAAATACTTGGCGAAAACTCTTTGCCGGAGTTTTTGGTTTACCGTATGATTTTGGGGTATACGGACGACCAGTTTGACCCCAGTATGGATGTTGGTCACGCTTTTTATCGTATTCATCTTCATTTACAGTATCTTCGACATCTTCGTGAACTTGACTTGGATTTAAATGGGCGTCCGGCGTTTCCGCTTCAGCTGGTTTCATCCACCATTGATAGGCCTGTTCACTTAATACTGATTTGAGTTCTTCCCGAATCATTTGTTTAAGTTCTTCTTTTTTCATACTTTGCCTCAAAAATAGTATATAAAGACACTACTATATAAGTATAATGTATTTACAGTAACCACCGTAAATTCTCTTTTTCCTGACCAATTTGCATCTCATATGGATTATGAGTTAAATTCTTGTCTGTATATACCATACTTCCCATCTGATATTTTGTGTTATCTAACGCTAATTTGGTCAATTCTATACCCTCTTGGCGTAATCTTAAGGCGGTGTCTCGTACCCACAGACCTATACAAAGTGCTAATACCAAGTCGTCATTATATCCGCCCAATGCTTCCGGCCGACCATTTTTCCAAATAAAGGTTTCCAACTCTGCAACCATCCGACTTGACCGAATAGTAAATGAATTATCTAACATATATTCTTTTAATCTGGCGATAATCAATGGCCTGGTTCTTTGGGATATCATAAACCCAGGTACCAATGAACTCATCTTATCTTCTTTCAAATACTTTCTATTCAATTGATGTTCAACATCCACATATTGTAAGTCTCTGGACATATAGAACAGATTACGATACCCGCGGTCAATAATCTGCTGAATTGCGTTCCATCCAATACTACTGTTATCTGGGATAAGGAGTGCGTCATTATACTGTGTTGCGATAGACACCAACATATTTCCAAACTGCTTAGTTTCTACTTTTCCCTTGTACTCTGCGACTTGGGTAGAGGTTTCTACATCAATTACATGGAAAGTTGAATAATCCTCACCATCTCCACGGGCAACGTCTGCGCAAACAATATAAGTTTTAGACGGACTAGGATATTCCCATATCCAAAGATTTCCATCAAATCCTTCTTTAGATATTGGTTCTTGAACAAACGACGATTTATAAAACTCTATGATTTCTGCAGGGATAACCGTATTACCGGAGAATATGAATGATGCATCATGTTCTTGAATTGCTTGTAGTTCACCCATCAGTTCTGTTTGGCGGTCACGCCATGCTTGGTCACGTTCTGGGTGTACTCTCCAATCTAATAATATAGTATTAAAATTATTGGTCTTTGTTTCTGCTTGTTGCCACATCTTGTGGAAGAAGTTACCAACACCATTTGGAGTAGACAAGAGAATTGCCTTTCCACCCGTTGATAATGTACTGGATGCTGCGGTCCAAATAATGTCTGCTGCATCAATAAACGCCGCTTCGTCGAGGATAAGAAGAGAAAGTGCTTCAGAACGACCAGCATCTGGACTTGATGCCACAGCTTTAATTTGTGACCCATTTGCAAACTGTAGTGACAATTTGTTGTCTGTAATTACCGACCCCCGTAACCAAACGGGAAGATTTTGATGCATGAACTTTACTTTGGTCACCAAGTTTTTTGCAGTTTCTTGTTTAGTTGCGATAACTAAAATATTCTTATCTTTATGAAACAACATCAACCACAGTGCATATCCTGCGACTAATGTGGAAATACCTATCTGACGGCCTTTAAGAACAATATTATAATCACAGTTCTCAAAATCTTTCAATGCATCTTTCTGATAATGATATAAATCAAACAACACCCGGCCACGAATCGGGTGTTGAATATATGAATACCGTGATAAGAAGTATGCGGGGTCTACTGCACATTTCTTAAACTCTTCTTTAATTTTGTCACGTAACTGCTGTGATGTTGCGTTCATAAGAACCTCTTACTTGATTACGAGTATCCCCGCTCCAAGACCCATTGCCAATCCAACTGCGAATGATGCCTTACGACTTGGTAACTTGAATCCAAACATACGGTTAGGATTCTTTGGGGCAGGTGGTATAAGATTGATAACTGCTTGGAGACTGTCCCCGCGCATCATCGCCATACGTAACGCATTGTCCTTACTTGATAATGCACTTTCAAGCTCAGTGACTTGGGTACTTTGTGCGTCAATCGTTTCCTTCTGTTTTGCGATGATGGAATCCTTAAGCGGTAGGATTTGACGAGCAAGTTCTAATGTATCAAGAAGGGTTTCCTTCATCACCTCTGCCCGTTCTTCCATACTCAATGTTTCATTCTTCAACGAATTGACTTGACGACCCAATATTTTTGCACGACTTTCTGCGGCACGGGATTCATTATCAGCAATGATAATTTCTTCCTTCAAACTATCCGCTAATTCAGTAACCGAATCTGCTTTTGCTTGAAATTGCTTGTATTCTTCAATATACTTGTCCATTGCGTCATCACTGGTGGAGTCTTGCCAATACAACACCCCAGCGAATACCAGTAACAATCCTAATAATTTAAGCTTCATTATCTTCTCCAGTACCGTACTGTTCTATGGTTTCTGCTAAATTTTTTTTAATTAATTCAATTTCATCAGTTAAATCTTTTCTCACAGTATCCAAGTCAACATCCCACTTTTCAAACATTAACACAGTTTTTTCAGTTTCATTCATTAACAAATATTCTGGTTTACTGAGATTGGCGAGATAATGTTCTAATTCTTGAAGTCTATCTTTTGCCGCTGAAATATAATTACGTAACATCATCTTTTGTTCGAAGTCTTTCCACTTACCTTGACGACGAAGTTCTGTTTCAAATTTTACATTACAATCGAAGCAATGACCTCTGATGCGCCAGAACTTGATATCAAATCGGTGATTCATTGGCTTACTACACTTTGGACACCAATGTGGTGTTTTAGCATCGTCTAACTTAGTGACAGTTTGACGAATACCATTCTTTACAGTCCACTTTTTTCCATTAACATCTTCCCACACATCACCTTCTTTACGGGTAGGTTCAACCTCTCCTCTCCAACCAAAGACTAGTTTGTTTCCGTCTTTGTTTAACTTTTCTGCTACTTTCTTACGAACATCATTTAATGCTTCTTCATTTTTAAACATATAACCTCACTTGGTTGCAAATGCCTTAGCTTTTTCTTCTGACCCGAAGTATCTTACTTGGTTTTTCTTATTCTTACCACCAAAATTTCCACCAGCTGTTTGCCAAGTTTGACCTGGCTTATAAAAATCAGGATTGGTTGGTTGTGCCATTTGTTTTTGCTTTGGTTGTGCTGGTACTTTTGGTTCTTGTACTTTCTTTTTGTCTTTTCCTAATTCTGGTTCTGCAAATTGCTTGGTAATCTTTAATTCTTCTTCTGACTTAGTGGTTGTTTTGACTACTTTGTTAAAGATGTCTTGGTCAAACTTACCGTATACCTTCGCAAATATTTCTTGTTTAACTTCATCGGTAATATTTGGATTACCAAAGATTGCACGAAGTTGTGTCCCACTGATGTTCTTTCCATCAATATCAACTTTGAGTTCTGGAGCGACCATAAAATATCCTTGGTCAGCGAATCCTTTCTTTGGACCCTTTTCATCATATGGTTGGAAATACTTACCACCCAAACGTTCTGCGTCCTTTTGACTGACCGCAGTAACATATACGGTTTCTGGTGGAAGCTTCTCAAGAATTTCTTTTGGTGCATATGGATTCTTGACTTGAACCACCATATCCTCTGGAATATCAAACATCTGGGTCATAATCTCCTTCTTATCATTGAATCTGAATGGAGACTTCCCAGCTTCTGTCTTGTCACTTGATGCGATGTACACGTTTTCCTTACCAAACTTGTCCACCATTGACTTATAGATACTGTAGTGACCAGCATGGAATGGTTGGAATCTACCAGTGAAGATAGCAACAGTACGTTGTTTACCTTCCACTGGTTTTGTAGTTGGTTCTTCTTTTGGTGTTTCCGTTGGTTCATCAACTAACTTTGCTTCACCCTTATCAAACTTTAACGTACCCAAGATTTGATTGACTGGAGCGAATGTTCCGGTGAACTTGTATGGCTTACCGTTGTACATAAAGACCATACCTTCAGTTGGAACAATCTTGTCCATTCCAATATCTTGTAAGCGTTCTAATTGGATTTGTAATGCAGCTAATTTGTTTGCATCACCCGTTTGCTGAATTTGCTTAATTGTATCCAATACTTCTGCCTTTAACTTCTTAGCAAGTTCTGGGTTATTCGCTGATAAGAAATCAGTGACACGCTTAAGTGATAATGCACCAACTTGTAAGAATACACTTTCCAGTGGACGAACTGCTTCGCGCTGTGCGGCTTTTAATTCGCTTCCTTCAAACTGACGGAACCACTTTTTCTTTTCTGGGTCTTCGATGTCGGAGACTTTAAACTTCTTGTCACCTAATGCCCAGCGTCGAGTCATACCATCAAATTCTTGTTTAGTAAACTCTAAACCAGTTTCTTGTGAAATCTGAATAAGTTTATCTTCCCACCACTTTGTTTTATAATCTTCAATGGTAGACTTATCGTCCAATCCATATTCTTTCTGCAATTGGCTAATACGTGTGCCAATTTTCTTCAATGCATTTTTATTTTCTACTGTCTGTGCATCACTAAAACTGATGGTCTTTGGACCAGAAATACCGAATGTCTTTTGCTTTTGTGCATTAACTTTGGTAAGTTGGTCAGATAACTCACGACCATCTTCGACTGACCGCTTGATTTCATTACCTTCACTGTCATATTCAACGGTTCCGTGAAACACCAATACCGACTTATCATACGGAATGACATTCTTAGTATCTGGGAATACGATTTCTACGTTCATAAACTTTGACCCATCAGCGAACATCTTATTACGTTCGTCTTCTGGGAGTGCATCAATCGCACTTTGTAAGTCGTCAGCTGCACCAGTAAATGCTTTTTCAATATCACCTCGTCCGGCGAACATATTACGAATACCTGCTACGTCAAGTGCATTTTGTCCCTTGTTCTTTACTTGTCCTTTGTTACGGGCGAAGAACGCTTTACCATCCTTGACAGTAAACATAATATTTTGACCATCAAGCTTTTCGGTTACTGGTTCTTCTGCGCCCAAGTCCCCAACAAGTCCACGGGTGACCATATCCTTCACATCTGCAAATGATAGTGAGTCATCTTCGTATGGATGTGCCATGTGTCCAGCGGCACCACCTTCGTAGATAAGAGTCCAACTACCGTTTGGTACAAACCCTTCAGCCAGTTCAGACAGATATACGTATTCAATATTTTCGTTCTTCTTGTCTCGTCCATGATCTTTCTTCGCTAACTTCCAGTTACCATTTTGTGCGCCGTTTGGATGATGCACATCGTGATTCTTCATTTTAGCTTCACCATGCTTTTCAACTGCTTTACGGCGGTCACGGTTACGAGCCACTCGGTCATCTTGTGTCTTTTTCAAATATTGTCTTACCTTTTCTGGATGACGCTTGTTGAAT